AACAACAACAGAGGAGACAGTCATCATGGGAGCAACACCAGAACAGATCGCCGGATACAAGGCTGAGGCCCAGTCGGTAACCCAAGCCGACGGGTCAGTTCGCTACTACATCCGGCGCACGCAGCACGGACGAAACTTCATGGGCGGGATGCGGCTCACGGACTGCTGCGCCGCCGTCTCCACCTACATGGACGACGGCGCTGGCGGTCAGGAACTCTCCTGCAAAGCCTGCTACCACGAGGTCGACAACGGCCAAGGCGACGGCGATCAGGTTCTCAACGCCGACGGCACCGTTACCGACCACGGGCACCGGAGCGTCACTATCTCTCTCGCCTAAGCAACTCCCCCGTCCCGGACCGCCGGGCATCCCAGTTCGCGACTGGGACGGGGACGATGGAAACAACAACAACAGCCACAAGGAGGCAGCATGAAAGACGAAAAGAGTTTTCCAGAGTCGGAGATGTTTCCGACACCCACCCCGTGGTGGGAGAACCAGCCGAAAACCAACACAAGAATCGGATGGACGAAGGGTGGCGTCTACGACGGCCATTACTTCAACGTCAGGCGACACACCGACTGTGAGCGTCACGACGACGGGACGTTCGTTAGTGAGAGTTGGGTGCGGTTCAACCTGCCTCAACTGACTGACCGGGAGATCACGGTCTTTCGGGAGTGGCTGAACTTCAACAAGGCGAAGTTCGGACGGTTCTACGATTCGGTCGAAGTTGACGACGTAGGCCCAACCGGAATAGAGCCGTTGGAGGCGTTCGTCGCCAAAGACTTTTGGAGTAGAAACAACACAAGTAGGCGTGAGATGTACCAGCGGGGAGCGATCCTAGACCTGAACCTTGTCGAAATGTACGGTCACGATTACCCGGTAATCGAACTGGGTTACTCAGGGTGGTATCAGCACCTAGCGATGGCGAACTTCCTACACGACCTTGCCGACCACGACACACGGGGCAGCAAGCGATGGAGGACACACGCCCGAACCTTTGAGGACAGGGTGATCTGGCTGGCGTTCCCGAAGGGGACATGGCGTTGCCGACCGTTCGTTGACGACAGCGAGGATTCAAGCGGATGGTGGAACTTTCCCCAACGGGTCACCACCCCAATCGGAGAGAACGGAGCGCACCGAATCGACGGGTTCCCCGAAGGTCTGCCCCGCGATGAATGGCTGATCTGTTACGAGGGCTTCTTCTGTTTCGATGATGGTCACGGAAGTGAACACACCAACACGCAGGACGATGCTCGCATTGAATATCGGAACGCATTGGGCTTCGACAGCGACGAGGCATATCTCGCAGGGAGAGAAGCCATAACCAAACGACAACGAAAAGCAGCAAGGAAGGTAGCAGCATGACCAATACACGGGTCATTAAACAAATCAAGACAGGAACCATCGAACTTCCGTGGGAAAAGGTAGAGGCTGGGCATTATTCCATCGGCTACCGGGAACTATTCGAGGACGTAGCATGATCGCCGTCCTCTACATGACGAACCCGCTGTGGCAGTTCATCATCGCCCCGCTCGCCCTCGTCGGCTTCGGCTACTGGCTCCGAGGCGCACTCGACCGGTGGGACAGCCGCAGCCCTGTCGCACCCGGACCGTATGATTGGGCCAACGAGGAGGACTCACCATGACCGGGACCATTGGAGTGATCTCGCACCGATTCACCGAAATGCCGTCGCTGGATGCGCCGGTCGGCACGCCGATCGAACTCCGGCTCGGCAGCCCCCGCCAACCAGACCGGTTCGTGTTCACGCTGTGGATGGACAACCACGGCATCATCCGGCACTCGCTGGACAACGGTCGCGGCGGCTCGTCGCAGTCGGTGTCGAACCTCCAGTTGAAGCAGATCGTTCCGAAGAAGGCGATCCCCGGCTGGCAGGTCGAAGCGGTCGCTGCTGCCGGGTCCGGCCTCTACCAAGTCGAGGAGGTCCGATGAGCAAGCCACTCACCCACCGGGCGATCTGTTACGACGACGAAGGCCGACTGGTCTGCTGCTGCCCGATCGGTGCAGCCGACGACGTTGCCCGCGACGAGAAGATCAGCCGGGCCGAAGCCGAACGGCTCGTCAACAACTATGCGGTCGAATCGACCGCTTGGGTACTGAACACGATCAACGACATGGTGAAACGATGAGCGCCCTCAACGGCCAGATGCCCCACACCTACGACCACCAACCCGGTGACGGCTGGTCGTACTCGGTCCTCATCTCCGAACTCCCTCACGACGGTTTCATGGGAGGCGGCAGCCCCGACGATTACGTCGTCGTCACCGTCTGGCGACCGTTCGACCGGGGCATCGGACGGACCTACGTCATGGCGAAGCACGGCACGCTCACCGACCGGTACGTCCAAGAAAAGTTCTGCGACGGCCTCGACGACCGGGAGATGATCCACAACATCGCCGACGCGATCCGGCACACGCTGGGACGCCCGCCGCTCAACGAGGAGAACTGGCTGTGACGATCTACCGCCGTCTGACGTTCATCGTCGCCGACGGGAGCGACGACGAGTCGCTACAACTTATGCCCGCTGTGCTGACCACGATGGGGGCCATCGAGACACCGTTCATCGGCGGCACCAGAATCATGGTCCTCGACAAACACGAAGCCTCGCTGACCCTCGCTGACATCGAAGTACCCGTCCCGCTTGCCGCTCAAGCCGAGGTGTTCGAGTTCCCCGAGACGTTCTCCTCAGCCAAAGACGACGACCCTGACCCGTTCGCCTGACCCGGAACCCCGGCATGGTTCAACCGCTTACACCGGGGGCACCGCAGCCGGTACGGAGTCGACACCATCTCAGCAAGCAACTTGTCGCAGCCGTTACAGCGAACGTGGAACAGCGTCTCCCTGACTAACCGGGCAGCGTCCTCGCCGTAGGCGTCCGGCATGTCACAGCGCCTTGACCGCCGTGAAGTTGCAGGAGAACACCATCCGCTCCTGCTCGTCTCGCATCAGAGCGAACGGCGACTGGGTGGCGCTGATCTTGTAGTACGCCGTCGACGTCAGCGTTTCGTTGATGACCTTCGACAGCGTTTTCATAATGTCCACGGCCAACGACTGGCAGGTCGAATACGACGTCGCCCGTGTATGGCACATGATCCCGGCGTTCTCGATCGGCGGGGCCGAGTCGCCTCCGAACACATCGTCAGGGGCGGTGCCTGCTGTCTCGTAGATTGCCACACAAGTGTCCGGGTCGTCGGGTAGCCGCCCGAGGAACAGGTTGGTGCCCAGCGTCAGCGTGACGTCGGTGACGTTCGCAGCCATGAACGTGCCTACGTCGTCGAGGACTCCCATCAGGTGACCCGCTTGATCGCGGCGATACAACGCGGGACGACCGTTGCCTGATGTCGTATCGCTGGCATCTCCAGATACTTCGCTGCCCGTGTCTGACCGGGTGTACCGGGACTGGTGCCGCCTCGGGCTTTCGCTGGGTGGAAGTAGTCGAGGTTCTCATGCTGGATGAGGGCGTAGGGCGCAGCCGGGCCTCCGTACTCGACCTTGCCGTTGAACCCGACCGGGGTCGGCTTCTTCGTCACGACCTGCGACCCGGCGAGGATTCGTTTGTCCTCGGGGATCAACGCCCGAGACTCAATAGCGATTTCAGTAGTAATCTTGCTCATCTCCTGAGCGACCGCACCGACGATCTTGACGTCACCGGTTTTCAGCAGACGCTTCAGTTCTTTGATGCCCGTGACCTTGACCGGCATGTCACTTGTTCCCCACATACGCGACGACGCCGACCTGACCGAGCGGGTCTTTCCGAGTCTCGACCTTCACCAGCGGACGAGTCGCACTCACCGGGGCACCCAACGTGATCTGATCCTCCACGTTCAACGTCAACGACGAGTCAGGGATGTAGACCACCCACGCGATCTTCACGAGATCGTCCATGTCCCGTTCGGCTTCATTGGCTCGCCGGATGTAACAGTCGTAGGTAGTGGCGCTGCCCGTGAATGAGCGTTCGCCGTAGTTGTTGACCGTTGACGTTGTGCGAATGTCGGTCGTGTCCGGCGTCATGTTGACCTTCAGGTCCGTCATGAACTGTGCCGACGGTTGAGCCATCAGTCAGCCCCCGGCCAAAACGGTTTCAACGGACGATCGCCGCCGTCACGGTTGTCGTTGAACTGGCCCTTGTGGAACCCGGCCCGCACAAGGTCGGTGTTGTCCCAGTCGATTTCCTTGTCGGTGATTGTCAA